GTCAAGTGTTTTTGCATTCCATCAAAATACGGCTTAATCATCCTACAATCCCCTCCCATTTCTCATCCGCCAACGCCACCGACCATTCACATGCCGACGTTGCATCACAGACTCTGGCAAAGTGTTTGTAAATTTCGTTTAACGGTTCGATCAAATTCCGGCAATGGGGCCGCGTGTCGTACAATGCCAGCATGAAATTAATTTTAGTTATGATGTGAAGGGGCTTGCCATCCCACCGGGATATATCCGCAAACCGTGATATGATCTTGTATGCCTCACGTCTATCATCATTTGTAACGGGCAGGATGTGATCTTTGATTGATTTGACTGATTCACGGTGGAGCCGCTTGAGCTGACCCAAAAGTCGGCACGGTTTAAGCTGTGGCGCAACCTGGTCATGCAGGGCCATCGCAAGGGCGATTTCTGCCAGCTTTGTTGATTTGTGGTTCATTCCGTCTCGATCTCCTTCAGCTTCCGCCAGTCGTATTTGGTTTCCATCCGATCCATGACCGTATCAATCATGTTTTCCGCCATGCCGTAATTTCTATCGTTAATCATGTCTTTAATGGTCGATAACCACGTCCGCAGTATTGCCGGGCTGATTCGTTTCGGTGGTTTTTGTTTCATTTCACCACCTTTTTATAAAGGGAATCAATGTCACGTTGGAGCCGCCAACTTGGTTTTTTACCGTCTGCAAGCATCCTAACATACTGCTCCGATATGCCCAATTTAACCGCCAGGCTTGCCGCTGGTTTTGGCCCCTCTTCCATCGTTAATAATTCTTTTATTTTTTCCATTATCCCTCCATAATAAAAAAGGCGTCAAAACCATGTTATGGATTCTGACGCCTTGATTTGCCCAAAAATGGGCGGTTCCTTGCGTTTGATTTTAATTTATCAGGTTTTGGGGTAAAGTCAATATTTTTTTGAAGCAATCAAAAATAATTCTTGACATTGTTTCTTATTGAGAATATTTTGTACTCAACAGATCTGGGCATACCGCCCACCAAGTCACATGCCCGGAAGGGCCAAAGAAAAGGAGAGGGATAATGAAGAAATTATACATTGAATTTTATGACAAAAACATGATTTTCCGGTGCGCTATTGCCACCGGAGAGACCATCCCGGCGGGCGTTATCGCTGGTAAGGGGTGGACCATAAAAACCGTATACAGGTAGGTTGAGCCCTGCCCAGTATGCGGACAGCCGGAACACGCCGGGGATTGCGAATAACATCCCCCGCATTCCCGACCGGACAAAAGGACATGCACGGCAACGATCTATTTACCGGCGATATCGTCCAACTTTGGCATGGAAACTATATCGGGACAGACATTGAAGAATGGATGCCAAATTCAGGGCTTACGGCGATAGTAAGCGACCAGTACACCACATACACAGATGGTAAAATTATCGAAACGAACTCAGAACCGCGCATTTTTACGATGGGAATATGTAACTGTGGTGTCCAAAACAACGAATGGAAAGTATCTTTAGTGAAAAGCCATAAAGACATTATTCCCAAAGAAAGATTTATTTCTTACGGGTTTAATTACAGATAAGGAGGCAATCATGACAACCGCATCAGTATTGAAATTTGCAGAGCAGTTTTATCCGCAAGACACCCACGAAGGCCGGGAAAAGACGCGCCTTTTTTACCAAATCAGCGAGCTGCAAGAACGTGTCCGCAACCTGGAGCGCAAGCTGGCTTATTTCCAGAGCGATGAAGCCATCCAGTCGGCCATCCTTCTTGAACGCCTGTACGAAGAAGAGTGCGACAACATGCCATCCGACGAATACGCCGAAATATGTTCCAGTCTTTACATGAAGGGGCTGGTGACTGTTGATCAGTCCAGAGTCGCACAGGCCAAGGACGCGATTGATCGGCTTGAGAACGGTGAACCGTCCGAATGCTCAGAATGCCACGGATGCGGAGAATATCAGACTGCTACAAAGTGGCATACCTGCCCAGCATGTAAGGGTAGCGGCGAGGACCGGCCACAGGACAACGCGAGGATTTATGAGGATTGCTTATAATGGATACCAAACAACTTATTGAGAGAAAACAAGGTATCGGGGGATCTGATTCAGGGGCGATTCTTGGTGTGTCAAAATGGAAAACGCCCTATCAGGTATGGCTTGAAAAAACATCAGACGAAATCAGCGATTTTGATAATGACGCTATGTTTTGGGGTAGGACATTGGAGCCGGTCGTAAGGCAACGGTATTCAGATGTGACCGGCAGAACGGTTATTGTCCCCAACCCAGGTATTATTCACCCGAAGCACAATTTTATACGTGCATCGCTTGACGGCATAGCAGATGCCCACCGCGTTCTTGAAATTAAAACCGCCAGGTCAGATATCGGATGGGGCGAAGAAGGAAGCGCAGAGATACCGGATGAATACGCTTGTCAGGTTCAGCATTACATGATGGTTACGGGCCTTGTTGTGGCTGACGTAGCGGTTTTAATTGGCGGCTCAGACTTCAGACTTTATGAGGTTCCGGCAGATAAAGAATTACAGGATATTATGATGGAACGGGAGGCAGACTTCTGGCAGATGGTTATCAATCGGACGCCACCGGACCCGGAATCCCTTACCGATTTAATCTTGAAGTTTGGACGGTCTTCAAAACAGGCCATTGTCCAGGCTGATGATTTATCCATTCAGGCAGTCAACCGGCTTAAAGAGATCAAGGCCATTGCCAAAGAAGAGGATGAACTGAAATTCGTTATTATGGCGCACATGATGGAGGCAGACACTTTATCATGCGGTGATCGGATTATCGCCACATGGAAAGCGTCAAACGGTGCAAAGCGGTTCGATTCAAAAGCATTCCAGATAGACCACCCGGAACTTTACGCACAATATTTAAAACAAGGCGATCCAACCCGCCGATTACTTTTAAAATAATAAAATGGAGGCACAAAACATGGAAGCATTACCGAATTATCCGGCAAACAGCGCATTAATGACCACCCCGAAAGCACCGGCAATGGGCGGGGCAATGGTTGAAGTTGAACAGCAACGGGCAATCGCTGAAACCCAGGGGGCCATGATCATTGCAAAGCGTTTCCCCAGGAATCAGATTGAAGCCACAGACCGCATTGAACAGGCTTGCAGTCGCCCAGGTTTAGCCGAAACAGCCCTTTATTCTTATGCAAGGGGCGGAACGGAAATAACCGGCCCATCTATTCGTCTGGCTGAAACACTCGCGCAGAATTGGGGGAATTTGCAGTTTGGGATTCGTGAACTGGAACAGCGCAACGGAGAAAGCACAATTGAAGCGTTTGCATGGGATATTGAAACCAACGTCAGGCAGGTGAAAGTCTTCCAGGTTGCCCATAAGCGACACACCAAAAAAGGTTCTTACGATCTCAGCGATCCACGCGATATTTACGAACTGACAGCGAACCAGGGGGCCAGACGGCTACGGGCTTGCATTTTAGGCATTATCCCAGGAGACATTATCGAAATGGCTGTCAAACAGTGTGAGCAAACCCTCAAAGCCAAAGCCGACACATCACCGGAAGCCCTTAAAAAACTGTGTGATGCGTTCTTAGCGTTCGGCGTTACCAAAGATCAGATTGAAAAACGGATACAGAGACGGATTGACACTATCACTCCGGCGCAAATCGTGTCACTTCGGAAGGTCTACAACAGCTTGAAGGATGGCATGTCAACCGCCGCCGATTGGTTTGAACCGGCAACCACTGACGCGCCAAAGGCCGAAACGCTCAAGGATAAAATAAAGGGCAAAAAGTCAGATAAACAGGAAGTCAATGAAGTCCCGGCTGAAGAAAAAACCACACCGGAGCCGTTGAAATCTCCGTTCGTGATGTTCGACGAAATCCAGAAAGCGGACCCGGACGGCGCGGCCCAGGCGTTGAAGGATGCCGGGTTCGTCAATGAGCCGACAGACATCAACTGCATGGCGAAAGTTGTTGAGGCTTATAACTTTGCAAAAAATGGGGGCGCATAATTGAAGAAGAAATTTATGTGATCGTGTGTAAAAACGATCAGCCGTTTCCTGATGGCTCCACCGACCCATCGGGCGAGATTGTGTTTGAAGTCTACACTAAAGACACCAGAACACGCGAAGCGGCTCAAGAGAAATTGGCGCGGTTTTTAAAGTACGGCGAATGCAGAATCGGCAGGGTTGTTTTTGATTAAGCGGCCATGTCCAAGACCGAGATCGAGCGCATGACCGGAAAACCAACGTATATTTGAAGGATGCAGCCATGCCGATATATTGGAAAGAATACCAAGATCGTGATTCCATAAACGGGTGCTTATATGCAGTTCTGACACCCGAAGAAATGCAGCATCAGACGGAGTTATATTTTGATGATCATGATCCAGAAGACAACCCGCCAGTTTTTGAGCCGGTTAAAATGACGGTTGAAGAATTTAACGCATTTCCACATTTCACAGGATTTTAAATAAGGAGAAAAGCATGGAAACAACAGTACCATTATCATTGTCAACAGTGTGCGGCGGATGCGCCGAAGAACGGTTCAACTTCGAGCTTCAAAAGATCCTTGAAAACATCCTGGACCCAAACACCGACGCGACGGCAGAGCGCAGCGTCACCTTGACCGTCAAAATCAAACCCGATGAAGACCGGAACATGATGCGGAATACCCTGACGGTATCCTGCAAACCGGCCCCGCTGTCGCCTCAGTCGTCTGTTTCGCTGATAGGTAAGGATATCCGCGGGAAAGCTGAGGCCCATGAAGTCAAACCGTTCGTTCAATCTGAATTTCAGTTCCCGGAAAAAGTAACCCAACTCAAAAAGGAAGGTAAATAATGATCACAAAAGCCCTTGAATTTTTAAAGCAGAATTTTAAAGACAGTACGTTTGTGGAAATGAACGGGCGAACCTTCACGCTCGACAAATGGAATCTGGTTCCCAAAACATTTAACGAACCAACGCCGGATATCCTGACCGTCAACACCCTGACCGGCCTTGTCGATTACATCAAATCCGGCATGGACAAAACGGAAGGCGCGGTTATCCACATCGAAAGCCCCGGACTGGTCAAGCTCATTTCCCCTCTTTTTGGCGATAACCTTCAGCGCAAATTCTGGATTCAGGCCACCACTGAAAAGACGCTTAATAATGGGTTTGGCTTTGGCCGGTTCATGCCGATCCCGGATTTTATCATCCAGATCCAGGCGTATTTTTCCGAAACTGAAGACGTTAAAAAGCTCCTTGCGCTGGTCAGCAACATCAAAGCCGAACAGGGCCAGGAATATTCCGACAATGGCGTATCACAGTCAGTTGTTGCCAAGCGGTCCACCGGGTCAAGCATGGTTGCTACGGTGGCAGTACCGAATCCGGTTTCTCTCCGGCCGTACCGGACGTTTCTTGAAGTCGAACAGCCGGAATCATCCTTTGTTTTCCGTTTATCATCAGGCGGCGAAGGCAACCCGCCCCAATGCGGATTGTGGGAAGCAAGCGGCGGGGCTTGGAAACTTGACGCAATCCAGCGAATCAAAGCATGGCTGAAAAATCAAAATTTGAATCATGAAATAATCGCATAGGCCCGAACCTCCAGGGGGCGCGCTCCCCGCCCTGGCCGACCAAACCCCATCAATCGGGCTAACATGCGTTGGAAATGGGGGAAGGCTGGAAAATTTTTAAAGGATGATCATGAGTAAACCAATCCCACAAGAACAAATAAAGGTCGAACCCAGCGAATATGCCATGACGTTAGAGGATGTTGGGGTTGCTCTTGGCGGTATTAGCCGGGAACGGATACGACAAATTGAAAACCGAGCGATGGGGAAGATTAAAAAGATGTTTCCGGGATTAGAGGAGTTGTTATGATTAACGGCAAAAATATGCTTTGTCAGAAACGTGACTGGGAATTGGAGGTTTTGAAATGACATTTGATGAAATGGTAAAAATTGAACCAAAATTAGGCGATCTGTTAAAGGAAGCGCAAGAACAGCATAATAATAAAAAATTCATATGCGCCAATGCTGTTTGGTACGGTTATGATGGATTTCCTGGAATTAGGAACAGGCTGATTGATATCGTTGGTTATTTTGCTGAGAAACCTGACCTTAAATATGGATATGATTTGGCATATGAAACCATTTACAACGCTTTACCTAACTGCAAGCGTAAGAAATGCGGTTCATTGATGTGCGGTTGTGGATGACGACCTATGCCCATGCTGTCAAAAGCGGCACCATCCGGGTATGTTCAGCGTTACTGGATTTATTGGGAGATATTATGTTCTAAATACTGAAAAAATCAACCTGACGAACCGGGAACGGCTAAGCGAACTAGAGGCAACTAAACCGGTTTGCCGTTGCGATGAACCAAGCAGACCTAACAATGTTAAGAATCGGGAGCTTCAGGTATGAAAATTGAAAATTATAAAACAATAGAGCTTTTAATGAATAAAAGGAGTTCAATTCTCGAAACGCTTTCTTATGCAAAAGGGGGTTTTTATCTCTCAATTTACATGGCCAAGCCGAATACAGGTAAACGAGAGGTTTTTTTGCCATCCGAATTTACGGAAGTAACAAAGCGTGTAATCGTATCGCATTACGAAAAACAATTAAAAGAAATAGAAAAACAATTACTTGAGCTGTGATTGGCATAGGAGCAAATAAAATGTCGACAATTACAATATCGGTGAACCGAGAAAAATTACCTCCTCATTCTGACTATGATTTTGAGGAGTGGGTGCGGTTTAACGTAAGGGATCAGTTCCAAATAAGCCTATCAAACCCTCTTGAACCGATAGAGCTTGAATCAACAGTTGTATCAATTAAGGATTGAGCAACGACAACAAGCCGTCTGAGGAATACATTTGCGGGACTCGTGCCGTACACGGATGTCCCGATAAATACTGTTAAATTTTTGCGCCGGAACGAGAAAGACGCCTGACCAGCGACCCCACCTGACAGGGGATAACACGGCCTTGAGCATCAATATTGGTACGGGATTGCTTCGAGGTGGCAAATCTGCGGATAGTGCCTTAAAATCACGTCATGCGGCCATACAATTTTTAAAATGCTGAATCAATGGCTTAATAATTAAGTAACGCCCCCAGGGTGTGGCAATATTCAGAGCCGTGGGGCGTGTTGTTTTTATTTACAAGCCACCGGGCATCCGTTAGCGTCAACCCCACATCCACCAGGAGGCGCGCCAACATCTTTGCAAAGGTCTTTGTAATCCGGTACGCCGTCGGTGTCGGTGTCTTTCTTTAGCTGTTCTTCCTGATACATGGCATAAGCCACCTGTATAGCGGTATCAATCATCCACTGCGCGACCCCTGGAACTTCAGCCTTGAGCAGTTCCCCGGCCTTCTTAAACTTGTCCTGGTTGGATAATGGCATTGCCGCTACCTGCATGACAATCGTGAGCGCCATAGGCCCGTATTCTTTGATGAACTTTGCCCCTGTTGACTGTGTGAACCGGAATAGAAAGTCTCCCAGGTCCGCCAACCAAATCTTGATTTTATCCCACATTTTTCAATCTCCTTTTAAGTTTTTTAAACCATGCTGTAACTTCATCGGTTGTCCAGGCATACCCGATAAAGAACCCTTTCTTTTTCTTTCTGGCTTTTTCGGACTCGATTAAGTCCTTGAAACTATTCATTTTCTTTAACTTTTTTCAGCGCATCTTTTGCATTCTGCCGCTTCTGCTCCCTGATCAGCGCAAGGAACAGCCGTTCGTCTGCTGTGAGCGGTTCTTTCTTTACCACATCAATTGGTTTTGATGTGAACCAGCCTGTGATTGTTGAAAAAATGCTCATGCTGCCGCCTTTCCGATTGCCATTCCGAGCAACCCGCTGATAATTGAATTTATGATGTTCACATTGCCCTCCGGCACTGGCATAAAGATCATGCAAACAGATATTATCAGAAGGCCAAGGATTACAAAGTTTTTATCGTCAATGGTTCTCATGTTGCCGCCGCCAAATATTTAATTTCATGCGGACAAAAGATAGTCCGATTTTTCGGGAGTATTCGGCCACGATCCCGCCATTCTCCGGCGTCCATAAACATCTTGATGTCATTTTTTTTAATCGTGGCTTTCTTCCAGGTGTCTTTGAATTTCTTTTTATTGGTTGAGATCACGATATAAACTCCCGTATGGCCTTCTCAATTTTACTCTGCGGCACGTACCAGGGTTTTTTATCAATATAAACCCGGATAACTTTAGTCGCATGAATCCATCTCCCCTCAACGCCATTTCCAGAAAATCGGCGGTTAATGAGATCGAACCCTGAGTTTTTCTTTTCTACAAAAAAGTTTTTAATCTTGTTTACCGCTGCGTCCTGTTGCTCTGGAGGCAATGGGATATCAAAAAAATTGTCTGCCATAACTCACTCCTTCCCAATTATCCATTGAAAACCAGATATGAACAACCCTGCCACGACTGCCAAGCCAACCCCTGCAACTATCACAATTAACCTGATTGTTTCTTTGATGCCGGATTGTGGCTTATCATAAATGTGTATTTTCATCAATTACCTCGTCCACCAGTTCAATTAATCGTATCCCACGCCGCCCAATTTGGTTATACCATTTACTATCCATCATCTCTTTTCGCATTCCAGCCCAGTCATATCGCCGCACGGCATCTAACATCTTTCTGAACCCACGGATACCGACAGGCCCAAGGTTATACCGCATATCCAAAAGTACCAATTTTATTTTTTCCGGTATCCTGCCCCATTGACTGCAAAACAGAACGGTTTCGAGATCCTCAAAACAATTTTCAATATCGTTCTCAAGGAGCATGTTGGCCTCGGTTTGAGATATGCCATTACTATCCAGATTTCTACCATACCCGATGGATGTCGCGCCGGATGTGCATTTGTAGGGCTTCAGCTTCAGCCCTTCATAAAGGATTATATGCTTATGTATATCACTCAAAAGTTTCATAACTGCTTGAGCCCCCATGCTAAAATCATTGCCACAATAGCACCTACTCCACCCCAAATACTGCTTTTCACGTTCAGGATTGCGATTTCAACCAGTATTTTCGTGAGCTTCTCATCGTTAGCTTTCTGGCAGCCATTCAATCTCTCAAGCTCCTGAAGCACCAACCGACTATAACTATTCCAATTAGAATCACTTGCATCATGTTGCTGGTTCATCTTCTGTGCGCTCACTAAAACGCCCTCCTCCCGGGAATCCATATGCTGCGGGTAATGTGATTGCGATACATCGAGAATTTACTGGATAACACGCTTTATGATTTATTCCAGGTGGAATGACTAAAACATCCCCTGCGTTTATTCGGATTGTTTCATTATTGTCAAATTCGATATCCTGGGATCCTTCAAACTGGACTATAATTTCTTTTTCCATATGGGAATGGATATCAAAAACAGTGCCTTCTTTAGACTCACATAATGCAACTGCTATCGTCGGTTCTTTATGTAGCCCCTTTGCAATCGAGGTTCCATTAGCGGTGTCGATTTCCACTATCCTATCCCCATTTCCGGCCCACCGCTGCTCCCATGATGGCAGTGATTCAACAATTTGGCGGAGTTCATCCAGGTTGCTGTCGTGATTGCTACATACTGGGGGCTGTCCTGCTATTTTATTTATGAGTTGTTTCAGCATTTCGCCCTCTTATTTTTTGTATGGAATTTCTTGCGGCCATAAACCACGTTCAACACAAAGCGTATAAAGCAATTCGTCCTTCTCATTAGTTGATAATGCCTTAAACTCATCTTTGTTTTTGTGCTTTTCTTTCATTGCTTTTTTATCTGTAAGTGCCGAAAATGCTGGGTCAAGATGATGGGCCATGCTGTCCTCCTATGGAGCCACGTATGCTGGGAAACCCCAGATAACGGCCTTAAGATCGTTCATGTTGATCGCTGCAACATACAGATCTTCGCAGCGGTTGCTTTCCGTGATCATTGATGTGATCCATGATGTATATCCGAGATCGGGTATAATCCCCATGGCCACGTCAAGCTGATGATACACACTGATTACGGATTCAATTCTTGCCCGGCATTCCGCCCTGACAGCAGCTAAACGTTCCGCCCTGACCTCCTCTATTGGCCTATCCGTGATGGAGTAGTCTCTGATTATTGTATCGCTACCATCATCATAATACCACGCACCAACGGCTGATTGCTCGTAAATCGGATCATACGGTAATGGCGCATCAACGGCTTCCCGCCACCCCGCCACATACATTTCCGGCCATGTCCAATTCCTGAAACAACTTTCAGATATGCCGGTTGCTGGATCTCTCCATGTTTCCGGCGCCGGGCCGGGCTGGGTAGTGAGTAACCCTGTGACTATATCTACGTGTGCAATCATATTTTTACCCTCTTTAATATCTGATATGTGGCCTCATCCCGCATCCCCGTTGCGACACCCATTGCCCAATCTCCCGGCTCCCACTGAGTGACATGCTGAGGCATGATTGCCTTGAGCATTACATTATGCAGCTCATGACATGGCCCGAGGTTATTTAACTCGAATGAGGCGTATAACTCTAACGGAACGATTTTAATCTTCTTTTGTGCTTCACGGCTCGAATGATGCATCACGGTTAAAGCATTTTCATATGATAATTTTTGAAGCCGTTTATCGTTCAGCAGGTTTTCAAAAAATGCGAGTGACCACTCACAGTTCCTTATCTGCACTCACTCCGCCGTTATGTTAAGATATGGGTGATCAGTTTTAACCAGCTCAACATCGCCACTGGCATTAAATATCCAATGCCTATTATAATATGATGGATTCTGCGCCCAGCCTTGCAAAATCATTGCGTGATCTTCACCCATGAAGCAGTTTACTTTGTCCTCAATTCTCACCTCAAAATTGGTAACAAGATTCCTTTGGCCGGTGTTTACGATGATGTCGCAATCCCTGAAAGCCGGATTTTTCAGCGCATCCAGAATGATTTTAGCATGCCGCCAAGTTTTATGCTCATACGGAACCGGATCGACTGTCCAATATGATTTCCATTGTGGATTCCTTGCGATATAATCCTTCCGATTTTTAATAATCAGATCGTTTAACGGCTTATATCCTTCAGCGTCAAAAGCTGATGTTACAAGGATTTTCATACTTTGTTCTCCATGGCTCTTAGGAAAATCGTGTTCCCGATCTCATAAATTTTGTAATTTTCCATGCCCCATAACACATCAAAACGCGGTTCAAGAATCTTAACAGCTACACCCGTGCAGTATTGTTCAGGCGGGTAAACGATTTGTTGCATCATGAAAAAGCAAAACGGTTTTGCAAAGAATGCCGGGATAGCCCCTGTTCTTGCCGATTCTTCTTCTTGCTCTTTTTTCCAGAGATCGTCTGGTGTGTGTTTGTCAAATGCGTACACCATATCAATCCCTGATACCGAACAATCACCGATATTAGAATAGCAGGGTAGAGTAAACCGCCCTACGCAAGAATCACAGAGGGCCGGTGCTTCTGGATTATCCCATCTGCGGAAGCGATAACTCCGGTCAACCTCTTTTAAGTTCTGGTCAAAGTTGAAATCGTAGAAACTGGCGGTATCAAAACCAATATCTGCTAATGTGGAAATCATCCGGTTTGAATCGGCTGGACTCTTACATCCCTTGATCCTGCATGCCTCTATATATTCGTCAATCGCGATTCTTCCAGCTATAAGCTTATCTATATCATTAGACATGCTGCGCCTCCTGGTGTGGATGGTGTATAAGTCACAACAGCGTATAATTGGGTGCACTGTGTTCCGCTTTTACTTGTGTCTCCCTGCAACCGAAACCCTATTTCCATCCCGTTGATATCAGATACCGTCCACGCCGCGCTTGTTGCTGGGTTTACTGCCCATTCATAGGATTTTAGCTCCCATGTATCAATGGCCATTGTAAATGCTGTTGAATAATAATTGGTTGATGATATACGGATAAGAACTTCTCCGGTAACGCTTGTTGCTATATTCCGAAAAAAAACAGCGTATATGGTGACTGATGAGATTATCCCGCTGATAGAAATATCAGCAAAAGTAAACGTATTAGTTTTAGTCGGCCCCGGAGAATATATCCTCGTAATCGCGCTATCATGGCTACCAACAGGATCATCAATATTGCTGTATGCGTTCGTTGTTGATGGTTCCGTCGTCCCTTCCTCAAGCGCTCCATCACCAGTTGGGATAATGTTAAGGGTAGCCATCGTTAATCCGCCTTTACATCAATACCGTTGGTAAATACCATAACTGTTGTTCCGCCATCACGTGTAAGCAGTGTAAAAGAATCAACTCCGCTTGCGGTAAGTGTTGGGATTGTTGAGCCGACAAAATGAAACTTCGCTGCCCATCCCCAGGAGTTAGCTCCTCCGTTTGTGATAACCAGCTCGGCCACATAGACCTTGTTATTTGTATAACTCCCGGTAAGGTCGACCGTAATGTTCCCGCCGGATGTGATCTTGATACAACCATAAGCCGTGAGATCAAACGTCTGCGCCCCGGATACGCTGCCCTTTGCCTCAACCGGCTTTAAAACTTTGGCAGATAATTTCGGAGTGGCGTCTGCGTAGGTAAAGACAATGTGCCCCGTTGACGCGTCCGTATCCAGCATCGCGTTAACCGCATCCTGCGCCATCTCGTCAGTGTATGCGGTCGATCCGTCAGCCACATTTAATAGCGTTCTGACGGTTGACGCTGACAGATCATCAATTGCCCCGCCTGTTATCCTGCCGACAAGGGTCTGCTCTGCCACGGTTAAAGCAATCGGTGTATCGTCTGTTGTGGCTATCAGAATGGAGTTTGCATCGAATAGGGTGGTCGCTACCTTTTCGCTATCAAGTTCCTCAATTGCGGCCTGAACATTAGACGCCGCGATATTACCGGATGGCGTAAATGTAACGCCTGATGCTGATGGGGTTGCCGCTGTTGAAGCTCCAGCAACAGTGGCATCAAACCTCTTGTCCAGTGCCGTAACGTAGCTGATCGCTCCGTTCCCCTGGGAAAAAACAACAAGATATAAAAGCTTGAGTTCGGCTGTAATTGTGCCGGGAATAGTTGGAGGGGTTGCCGCCTGTGCTGCGGCTGATGTAGCGTACTGCGCTTGACCCATAATCGAATAAATCGGCGTATTGGCCCCGGTGGAAACTGCTTTTGCATTAGACGCATAGAGCCAATAAACATAATATTTAGCAGATGGCCCGACATGCGCCGTTATCGTTCCTGCAAGATCATAATAAATTTTCGGGGTTGCATCACCATTTTGTTTATGGATGATGCTCGCCGGGGCATCAAAAATCATCCCGGTTGCTGTAGGGTTGCGATACCAAGGCCGAATGTTCGTAAATGGCCCTGTATGGATAATTTCTACGTCCTCATCATAAAAAATGCCGGATGCAATGCTGAATGACGCCGGGAGGCTGGTTGTTGTAAGTGTAAACGAGGTTGATCCTTCGAGCCTGGCCCCGATGGTGTCGTGTGCCCAGTTATGCCACTCCAAATTTCTACCACATCCATGACGCTCATCAAAACAAATGGCTGATGCTGTGGAATGCTGATAAAATATAATGGCTATAGGGGATAATCCTCCAAGGATATTCCATGATGAAGCCGCATAAGCAATCGCCCCGGTTGCATCATAATATACCCAATATGTTCCAGATGCAGACAGGCCGCTGACTGTTATTGAATCATTTCCAGCTTTTGAAAACTTTTGACCATTGCAATAAAAAGCGATTGGATATGAAACATGTTTGGTAATCGTAAGCGTAAATTCGCCACTGGATGCGGTGATTGAAAGAACCGAATTGCGATCCACAAAACCAGCCAGCATCTTGGTATCGGTTGCTTGCGTGTCGGGGTCAACTGTGGCTATTGCCGCCGTTCCTGAACCTGTCCGTTTAATAAATCCGGTTGTTGATAGCCCCGCCAATGCGGTAAGATCAGAATCCGCCGCTTGAAACTCACTCGCGTCATGCGTAACAATATCACCGTAGCCAGATACATCAGGAACCCCCGTTAATCCAGTATGATCAAGTAGATCATGTGCAGTCTCATCAAGTAACCCGGATAAGTCTTGATCATCACTCCCAGGCGCGTGAATATCAGAATGGTCATAAGACAACTCATGTGCTCCGACTGCGCCGAATGATTCATAAAGCAGATCAGACGCCAGCTTGAGGTAGGCTTTAACATCACCCCATGTGGTTCGGATTAAAGAATATGTATTTTCTGAATCCTGGCCCGATACCTCATCATCATCAATGATTGTTGTTTTTTCTGCCGTTCCGTGATTGATTGCGGCTATTGTTGATGCTGTTTCAGCATCGCTGCCGGATGCGTGAATATCAGTGTGATCATAAGATAACTCATGCCCTGCTACCGCGCCAGTTGCTTCGTAAAGCCCGGCATGATCGCCCCACCCATAAGCCGCGTCCCAATTCGATGAATTATCCGTGAATCCATAATCATTAAACAGCGTGTCAAAGCCGGGGAAAGAAACAAGTGCGTTCCAAGCAATAATATTGTCCGCTGTTATGCCGTAAGCTGGGGAGCTGGTAAAAACGGGGTCGGATTCGGCAACGGTCGTGATATAATACATATAACTGTTGGCAGTTTCTTTGCCCGTGAGATTATATGAGGCGTCTGACGTGAAGCCGGTATGGACGATGTTGTATGAGGTTACCCCGCCTTCTTCTGTGGCAGAAAACATATTGCCAACCGAATACCCGTGAAGCGGTTGCCATGCGCTGGCCTGATGTATCCCGAACGGAAGCATATAATCAGACATCGCGCCCGCTGCGGATATGACCCCGGCGCCATTGGCTTTTACGATTCCGTTAACAGCACCGACCACCGGGTCAGTCTCAGCGGCGATATACCCAGCTAAACTATGATCCCCCCACGAAAAAGCGGAGTTCCAGTTCGCAATATAAAGCGCAGTAATACCATAGGCGGGGGACGCGGTAAAGACAGGGTCAGTTTCAGCCGTAGCATTCTGCGACGAGAAATAACCGGCAACAGTCTCGATAATATAGATCGTCCCGGTAATGGTTGAAACCGTTCTGTCCGGTAACTTTGACGCCCATCCGGAATTGGTTAGAACAAAGGCACTGTCCGTATCGCTGTTTATCCATATATAAGGGACAGGGAACCCGCTCGTAGAAGATGGGTCCTCCCTCCGGATCACGTACCCATAATTTTTTACAAGCCATGTGTTACGCATATTGACCTACTGAAAATAAAGGATGCAGGAACCAAGAGCTGATGGAACGCTGTTCCCGGATAGATTAAATGCCCATGGGCCGGCGCATAACCTTGACGTTTTATATGTCCCAAAAATAGGGATGGCCTGTTCTGTCACGGTCGCTGACCGGTTCAGAAGTTCGCCTCCAAAAACATCGGTGCCATATGCATCGGTGATCGTGATGTCATACGCCGCAGTCGGAGCAGTGCCCCCAGGGTCCGTAACGGCCATGATACATTCTCGCCCCGCCAGATATGAATTGTATTCGCCGGTAGTGCAAATAGCGGCAGGAGTAAGCGTCCCCTCCCCAGCTCCAGCGGCTTGTGTCACCCAATCAATTTTTACCTCAATAAAGCCCCTGAAACTATCCACAATTGATTGTTTTTTCGTGATGGTTACAGTGATGCTTCCAGCCATGATGTTTTCTCCTTAAAGTAAAAAAGCCCGAACCAAGACGTTTATCGTCTCAATCCGGGCCATGGTTATTGTCCGGGATTACCGGGATTCCAGGTATCCGATTACAAATTAATTTTTAAAATCTCTATACCAATCTTTGGGCGGTATATTTTTCTTCCTAAGCTCTTCGATAAACTTAGCTTTAATAATGTCAATTTATTCCAGTGTAAAGCTACCGTCCAACGTCACAGTCAAAACCTCAACTTCACCAGCATAATCATCCGCATCCGGGGTTGTGTCGTATGTGTTCGAAGAAAAACAGACGTATGAGTTAAATAGTGTTTTAATTTGCATAATTTATTTATATTTGTTAATTATTTTTTTTTCTCTTTTTTTTTTTTTTATGAAATTAGTTTATTCGCCATGGCAAAGAATTTTTTATTTATTTTTGTTTGTATTGGCGTTTATTTTTTATAATA